ATAATGGATTTTACTAATCAATATTTAAGTTATGAAGAATATGCGTTATTAGGAGGTACATTAGATGAAGTGCCTTTTAACGAATTAGAATACGAATGTAGAAGAATAATAGATAGTAGAACACAAAATAGACTAAAAAATGCTGATGAAATTCCACAAGAAGTAAAATTACTTATAAATAAAATGATACAAACATTACAAGGTTATTATGTTAGTTTAGAAAAAGCACAAAGCGGAGTAGCAAGTGAAAACACAGATGGTTATTCAGTTAGTTATATATCTAGTAATCAAATATCTCAATTAATAGAAGGAAAGATAGATGTACTTCAAGATTTAGTTTCAACTTATCTTTTTGGAGTAATTGTAAATAATGAACATATTTTATATTGTGGGGTGTAAGCTATGATAACAAATGGAAGTATAACTTATTATCACAAAACACTAGATGAAAATAAATTATTAACATGGAACAGATATGTATTTGAAAATGTATGGCATTTTGGGGGAAAAGGAAGTTCTATCAATAAGGGATATGAAAATGCTAACGATATAAATATACGAATACCAATGGAGTATGTTGATAACAAAGATTTATTTACAATTGGGGATATTATAGCAATAGGAATACAACCTGAAATTAGCAAACAAAGTGATTTACAAGGTAAAGAGTTTTATAATGTAACAAGCATAACTATAAATGAATATGGATTAAATCCAAACGTTCATTTAGGAGGAAAATAAAATGAAGATGAAGCCTATAAGTCAAATAAAAGCTGATTTAGGTATAAATCCTGGTGGTAAAGTGCAAAGATTTTTTACTGATACTTGTTATAAGCACATGGATAAATATGTACCAAAAGATATAGGAAACTTAAGAGATAATGTTGATAAAGGTGCTGATTATATAACTTATGAAAGTCCTTATGCTCATGCACAATATATTGGAGAGGTACACGGAAGTCCTGTAAAAAATTATACTACACCAGGAACAGGACCATATTGGGATGAAAAAATGGTAAGTGCTGAAATGAATGATGTTATAGAAGAGGTGCAGAATTATGTCAATAGAGGTAAGTAACTTAAGAGTAACTAAATTAAGAGCATATTTAATGGATATAATAACTGAATTAATAGGACAATATGGAGAAATGAATATAAACTTTTTAAGTAATGAGCCTAATAATTATTCATTAGATAAAATACCAATAAACCCTACAAGAGAACAATGGATAATAGGTAACTTTTTAAAAAGAGATGTATATTCATTTAGAAGCAGAATGAATTATAGTGCCGATACAATGACTAATATAGAAAACATAGGATTTTATGAAACATTTGAAAAAATAATCAAGCAAAAGAATGATAATAATATATTACCTGAAATAGATGGAATACAAAGCATAAGTTGTTTAAATTGTGGAACAATGAATAATGCAAACACTAATACAGCAGAGTTCGACATACAAATACAAATAGAATATAGAGAGTAAAGGAGTGAAAAAATATGAGTTTAGCAGAAATACCAGCAGACATTGAAAAAATAAAAAGAAGTCAATACTTAACATTCTTAGATACAACACCAAGTGGAAATTCAAAAACTTGGGCAATCGTAGGAGTTGGAGTTGATGAATATGCAACAGAATATAATCCACAAGTAGATACAGAAAAATGGATTATAGAAGATAATGCAAGAAATGACCATACATCAAATCAAAAACAAGGTTCTGTAACACAAAAATGTTACAAAAATGACCCTGCATTTGAATTTGTTGCAGCAGGAAGAGACCAATTGAATTATAAGACACATATATTAGATATAGATACTTGGAATGGAACAGGTACAACAACTGTAACATATCCAGCAAAACAAAGTGATGGATTAGTAGCAGTTACAAGTTATTCGGGTGAGGAAATCGAATATGATTTATATTATGATGGTGATCCGGTAGAAGGAACTGTAACAATTACAGATGGAGTACCAACATTTACACCAACTATATAAAAACCTGCTTAAAGGGGTTAGAGGAATAAACCTCTAGCTCCTTTTTATTAAATAGAAAGGGAGGAATTAAAGTTATGGAAGCAGAGATTAATATCAAAAGCGATAACGTGATTCAACTAAAAGAAAGTAAAGAAATATTAAGATTAAGAATAAAAGACGAAAATGGAAATGACACAGGAAATAGCCTTGAATTTAATTTAGGAGATTTAGATTATTTACTAGTATTACAAGATATGATGGAAGCAGATAAAAAGAATAGAGCTTATTTACAAAATCAATATACAATAATTGATAAGAAACAAGACCATAAAGGTAAAAAGCTATTTAGTGCAAATGAAGAAGCTAAAATAAAAGCAACAAATGAGTTTTATAAAAAAGAAGCTGAAATCTATGATATGTTTTTAGGCAAAGATGGAGTAAAAAAGCTATTAAACGGAAGGAAGCTAACACCAGCAACACTTGATGAAATTGATGAAATAATTGAAAAATCAATACTTCCTAAATTACAAATAAAGGCAGAAGATATAAAGAAAAATATAATGGAAAAATATTCTAATAAAGAAAAACGAGATGATGTAATTGAATAATCCACAATATGTAAAAGTAGATGATAAATTATATAAAATCAATACAGATTTTAGAGTTGCTTTAGAGTGCAATAGAATTGCAGAAGATGAAAACATAGGAAATTTAGAAAGAGCAATGGCAATTATCTATAAGCTATTTGGAGAAGATGGTTTGGATTGCGAAAATCAAAATAGACTACTTCAATTAGGTATGAAGTATCTTTTATTAGGTAAAGAAGAAAAAAGTCTTAAAAACGAACCTCGTGACAAATATGAGCTAGATTTTAATAAATGTATTGGTTTAATAAAAGCAAGTTTTAAATTTGATTATAAATATGATCCTTATGAATTAGAATATTTACATTGGTATGATTTTTATAATGATTTAGAAAGCTTAAGTACAAGTGAATTTGGAAATTGTTGTATATTAAATAGAATCGTAAGTATATTAGAACAAGAGCCAAAGGAAATAAAGGATAGTAAGCAAAGACAAAAATTAATAGATGCTCAAAAGTTATTAAAAGAAAAGTATTGCAAAAAAGAAGAAAAGAAAATAACAAAACAACAAGAAGAAAGTGCAAGAGCATTTTACAAATCTTTAGGAATAAAAATTTAGAAAGGAGGTTGTAAGATGGATGGAGAAATAACAATAGGCACAAGTTTAAGTACAGATAAATTTGATAGACAAGTTGCACAATTAGAAAAGAAAATGCAAAAGGAAGAAAACAAAAAAATAAAATTACAAGCAGATATTGGGAGCTTAGAAGAAGGATTTGAAATTGCTAGAAAAAAGACAGATGAATTGGCAGATGCTTATCAAAGATTAGAACAATTACAAAAAGCAATATCAAGTGGAAGAGCAACACCTGAGCAGTTTACAATGGCTCAAGATATTCAAAATACTTATGGAAATATGACTCAATTAGAGACGTCTTTTTTGAGAGCTTTAAACAAACAAGATGAAATAGAATTAAAAGCTCGAGATACTAGAGCTAGATATGAAGAGATAAATCAAAAAGTTGCAGAATATAAACAAAAAATAGAAAGCATAAAAATGCAAAAACAAGTTTCTGATGTTGATAAATTAAAAGCAAGCTTTAATAGTGTTGGAAGTTCTATACAAAATTCAATAAAGAGTGTTGCAAGATTAGCTTTAGGAGTATTTGGTGTAAGAAGTGCTTTTATGCTTTTAAGACAAGCTTCAAGTACTTTAGCAGGATATGATAAACAATATGCTGCGAACATTGAGTATATAAGATATGCTTTAACACAGGCAATAGCACCAGTATTAAGATGGATTGTACAAATGGCAGCTACATTATTAGGGTACATCAATGCAATATTACAAGGATGGTTTGGAATTAATTTATTTAGTAGAGGTAGTGCAGAAAACTTTAATAAAATGAAAGCAAGTACAGGAGGAATAAGCAAAGCAGTAAAAGAAATAAAGAAACAACTTACTGGATTTGATGAAATTAATATGTTAACAGACCAATCAGATACAGGAACAAAATCAGGAGCAGGAGGTTCAGGAATATCAACACCAGATTTTGATTTAAGTGCAATGCAAGGGGATGTACCACCTTGGTTACAATGGATAATTGACCATAAAGATGAAATATTATCAACATTGGGAGGAATTGCAGCAGGACTTTTAGCTTTAAAATTTGGATTAGGCGGAATAAAAGCTTTAGGAATAGGAATTTTAGTTAAAGGTATAATAGATTTAATCACAAGTTTAAGAGATTACTTAAAAGACCCTAGTTGGGAGAACTTTGGAAAAGTTGTAAAAGCAATAGGAGAAATAATATTAGGTGTTGGAATACTTATAGGAAATGTTCCTGCAATTGTTGCTGGAGCCATTGTATTAATAATAGGACTTATTATTAAACATTGGGAAGAAATAAAAGCATTTTTCCAAGAAGGAATACAATGGCTAACAGGAAAATCAGAATGGGTTCATGAAATGTTTGGCGATGTTGTTGGAGATATTTATGATTTATTTACAAGAACATTACAAAATTTATTAAATATATTTGACAGCTTCTTTAAAATGCTAAAAGGTGTTTTTGATGGCATAATTAAATTCATAACAGGTGTGTTTACAGGGGATTGGCAAAAAGCATGGGAAGGAATTAAAGATATATTTAAGAGTCTTTGGAATGGAATAAAAGGTATATTTGAAGGAGTAATAAAAATAATAAGTGATATGACCGTAACTGTTGCAAAAACAACAGGTAAAATAATTTCAAGTGCATTTAAAGCAGTAGTAAATGGAGTTATGTGGGCAATAGAAAATATATTAAATTCTCCAATAAGAGCAATAAATGGATTAATAAGTGTTATAAATGCAGTTCCAGGAATAAATTTGGGACATTTAAGTGAGTTTAATTTACCAAGGCTAG